TGGATTTTTGGCTTGATAATCAATTAAACGCCCTGTTAAATCAATTAAACTCCAGCGCGTCATAATAACTATTATTGCGCCCCCCGGCATTAAGCGTTGCAGTGGGCCTGTTTGAAACCATGACCAAGCCTGATCAAATGTTAGGCGCGAATTAGCCTTTATATCCTGTTCAGAATGAGGATCGTCAATAACAAACAAATCAGCACCACGCCCAGCCAGAGCGCCGCCAACGCCAACAGCATAATATTGACCTCCAGCTCCGGTAGACCATTTTCCGGCTGCTTTTTGGTCTTCTGCGAGGACCGTTTTTGGAAAAACTTCCTGATATTCATCAGAGTCCACCAAGTTTTTAACTCGGCGTCCAAAATCTTCTGACAGGGACGCCGTATGCGTCCCCATAATAATCTTTTTATCGGGAAATTGGCCTAAAAACCAAGCAGGAAACAGATAAGAACTGAATTCTGACTTACCCATACGGGGTGCAATATTAATAATCACCCGTTTTTTACGTCCTGCCACCACATCTTCAAAGATTTTTGCCAGTTTTCTGTGGTGTGCGCCTTCTTTAAACCCCGGATACGTGTGATGTGCAAAGGCAAGCAGTGATGTACGCGAATTTTTAAGCGATTTGCGCCTGTCATACTCATCAAGAAGCGTCAATACCTCCAGTTTTTCTGCTTTCGGTATCTGCGGCAGCATCTGCCGTAACGCTTCAGCCTCGTAATCACTCAGGTTCAATGACTTTCTCCGTCGCAGCAACCTCAATAGCGCCCATATATTTACCAAGTTTTGCCTTGATCTTGGATTCAATCTCCTCGTCAGACATCTCAACCTTCTTAACTTCGGTTCGCTCAGTAAACAGCGCCACTTCAGTCACTTTACCCAGCATCTCCAGTGCCTTTAACCTGTATCGTGGGTCTGGGTGTTCCGTATCTTCCAGTATCTTAGCCACAGCGTAGCCACGCATCTGCCGAGCCTGTTCAACAAACGCCCAATCGTAAGCAGTCAACATCCCTACAAGATGTCGCACAGCTTTTGGCGTTGTATTAGCTAACAGCTTTTCTTTAACTTTCTCTGCGGGGGCACCCCCTGCCATAGCCGCAAACGCAAGTTGTGCGTTTTTCTGCTGCGCTTTCTGTTCAACCTCTTCATCAGAAGCTGCACCAATTGATTCTAAAAAGTCTGCTGTCGCTACTTGTGCGTCTAGTACTTCTTGCGCACAGGCGTCGTTGACGTGCTTGTATTTTGGCGCGTCATCGTAAATGGATGGCGTAATTAAATGTTCAAACATATTGAGGGAAAGGGGGCGCACCTCGTTAAGTTGGCGTAGATTAAATCTTTATTGACGCTGTTGCAAGCGGTCATGTATATTAGCGGGAGTAGCATCTTGTCCATGCTGCTCTCCTTGAGTTGGGAACTTCCCCCCGACGATTTATCCCGGCATCGCGCCGGGATTTTTTTCTTATGAGCGCCAGCGAATAAGCTGTAGTGTCAAGTATTTGACATTAATTGCTATAATTTTTTATAATTTTTTGGGCTGGCGTTTTGCATTTTTGGGATTTGTAAAAAATATGTGGTGTGGGTGACAAATAGTGTCACACGAAGCCCCCCCACCTACCTGACCCATCGGGGTGGTACGGGATAGGTGGGGTCGCAGATCCGACGCTGCCTGATTCGTTTTACAGACACAGCCGAGTTGCCCCAAAGTCGTCACCGTATACTGAAAGTGTCGAGATTGCTCTATGACTCGACAGGTGAGCGGGACGGATTTCCGTCCCGCTTTTGTTTGTGTGGCTTGGCGAGACAGCGACGCTTCTCGCAGGTTTCACACTCTGTCAATCAATGGGACGGAATTCCGTCCGAAAGGAATCACCATGTCTAACTACACGAACGCCGCCGCCGCAGGCTTAGCCCTTGGTCAGCAGAGTCGCCTTACCCATCGGGCAACCCTCGCCTTGTCCAAGACCTACGCGAAGTCCGAAGCGGATGTCCGTAAGCAGATGCGGATTGACTTCATGGTCAGTTTCATCCAAGGCGCACTGGACATTGACAAAGCCAAGGCCGAAGGCGTTCTTGCAACTTCACGCGACGACCGTACCACGGCACAGCAACGTGCTTACGCTCAAGGCTCGGACAAGTTCGCATACCACATCGTGCGTAGCGAGAACACAAGCGAGAGCAGTAAGAGCGAGAGCAACAAGAGCGAAGATGTAGTCACTCAGTGCAAGAAGTACGTCGATAGCAAGTCGTTGACAAAAGCTCAGCTCAAAAAGTTGATCGCTTTGCTGTCTGCATAAGCAATCTGATGAGGCTTAAATAGCCGAAACAGTTGGGACGGATTTCCGTCCCGCTGTCATTGCTAACAACTCAAGGAGTAAACAACATGGAAGATATGGATGCGTACAAACTTTGGGCAATCTTGTCCAAAGCACTGGCTTGCGTGCAAGAGCTTCGCAAGATTGAAGGTTACGAAGATCGACAAAGCCTCGTGATAGTCGAAGCCCAAGTGCGTCACGCAATTGCCTGTTGTAACAGGCAGATCGACAAAGAGTACATCTAAACCAACACGGGACGGATTTCCGTCCCACTGTCATTGTTAACACATCAAGGAGAACTGACATGAAGTACTGGCACGAATCATTCACCAAGCTCAGCGCCAAGCAGATGCTGGAAGCTAAGTTCGAGGAAGAACTTAGCAAGCATGACGACAAAGCTGAACGCAAGCTCGAACGCGGCACTCAGCCACCCACCAACGACCAAGTGCTAGAACTACTCTGGCGCTTCAACAAGGACAAGCCCGCACGTTGGCTTTAGTTGGGACGGATTTCCGTCCCATCAACATTTCTCCACAACGTGTTAAGGAGAAATACCCCATTTTTAGTGCTGTCCAGCCCGACCCAGTTTTCTGTCTGGCGTGGACACACGCGTGGGTCACAGCAAAGCCCCGTCCCACGGGGCATCCCCTATATCTATATCAAAAGTCATTAGATATATATAATAATAATGGGTAATGTACTAGTATGTATAAGAGCTTTTGCCTTCTTTTCTTTTCTTACTTGCCCAAGTTTTTATTCTCCAAAAATTTGGTGGACAGTTGGACAGTTTTGCCGTTTTCCCCGCAGCTATTGGCCTCCCGACTGTCCACTTCATTTTTTACAATTCGAGGCGACTATGCTGCAAGCCCTGTGTTTATTGGGTAAACATAATCCCACTACCCTTCTGGACAATGTGGACACTTTTGGCACTTTTTGTAAAGGATTAGACATGTCAGACCCCAAAACAACCCACTCACGCACCTGCATCAAGTGCGATCTCACATTCCCAACCACGCATTTCCGCTATCGAGGAACCCGCGCACAGGCTCTTGCGCGTGGTCTGTCGGGCAACCGTTTGCCGTGGATTGAATCCACTATATGCCGTGACTGCCGCCCCAAACGCAGGCATATCAGCGAGCTATCACGCAAAGAACTAGCCAACCGCGTAGCCTCTGGCGATCTTAAACAAATCGACTACGACGCTGAGATTGCCCGACGCAAAGCGCAAGAGTCACGCAAGAAAAGCACAGCCATGCGTATGCACCACGCCATGCTCAAGTACCCATCTCTGAAACCAGAGAACATAAAACTACATCTACTTGAGCAGTCCCTACGCAAAGAGCAGCAAGCACTCATCGCAGAAACAAACCGCACAACCAAGCTAAGCCAACAACTAGACAACCCCATCAACAATCCATTCACCGTACGAAAGCGAGGTAGACCACCCAAGAAACTAATCCCAACCCTGTAACCCACCTCGGACGGAATTCCGTCCCAAGATATTAAGGAGAACTTAAATGAAAGACATCTGGGTCATGTACGGCATGATGGCTTGCTTCATCGTGCTCACTGTATTGCTCGGCGTTGGACTAATTAACTAGGAGATTGAGATGAAACCAATCACCATAACCCTGACTGAACAAACCGCAGAGGCACTGCTGTGGGCACTACGCGAACACATGAGCGTCCGTGCATCTGTTCGTGAGTACGTAGACAAACGCTACGCTGGGCAAAGCGAAGCGTTCCGTAACTGCAAGATTGGAGAAGTCCAGAGCAGGTTAGACAGACTCTTGTACTTAAACAATCAAATACAGAACCACATGACTTTAGCGAAGATGCAAGGAGAGCAAGCATGATAAGCAAAAAGAAAATATGGGCAGTCCAGTTGCAAGAGTTCCCCACGAGCGAGCGCATGTCAGTGGAGGACGTGTACAAGTGGTGTGATGAGCCTCACGACAAGGCTCTGTGCAGGTGGAGACAGATAGCCCTCGCTCTACAGTGGCCCCACGCAGTCTTTTACCGCATACCCAACACGAAGTACATGGGGTTTAGGTTTGGATTGAAGGGTCACCAGTACATGAGTTTGTATAGCAACTAAAGGAGAGCAAACATGAAAACTAATGAACTAACTGGTGCTGCCCTTGATTGGGCGGTGGCGAAGTGTGAAGGGCGGCAAGAGCCGGAAGTGGTGAACAACTTTGCCGTGGCTTGGTACACATGGCCCAACACCCACTATTCAACCAACTGGGCGCAAGGTGGCCCGATCATTGAGCGGGAAGGTATTCATACAGGACAAGGGATGGACGGACTTTGGTATGCCAATAAAGGTATCAGCAAGTACCACCAGTTCGGACGCACCCCACTCATCGCAGCCATGCGGTGCTACGTAGCATCAAAACTTGGAGACGACATCGACATACCAGAAGAACTAATCGGGGACGGAATTCCGTCCCATTCTCACAAACATCTTAAGGAGAACTAACATGCCTGACTAACACAATGTCTAATACTTGACAACATACCCCACTTGGGGTCTAATCATATTTCTCACAAACAACTCAAGGAAACTATTATGGACATGAATAACATGCTCTCACACGCCCAAGTTGCGTCTGCTATCAAAGCGTTTCACGCTAACGGTGTGCGGCGTGCCATACACATAGCCGGTGAGAACGGCATCGGCAAGACGGCCTGCGTCATGGCACTACGCAATGACCCGCAGTTTGCTGACCACATCTTCCTCGACCCCATCGACGCAACACAGATGTCTGATGGTTCGGTGTGGATGCCTGACATCGACCGCGAGGCAGGTGTATCACGCGAGCTACCCAACGAGCGATTCGGTCTGAGCAAGACTAACCGACTCGGTATCAACGGCTCACGTCCCATCGTGGTGTTCATCGACGAGGTGGACAAAGCACCTAACTACATACAGAACGTGCTTGCGCCTGTCATGTATGACTACCGTGTCGGTGACTATCACTTCCCTGACGGGTCGCTCGTCATCTTGGGTGCGAACCTTGGCGTTGAGGGACTCGGTGACAGCACACGTGCTCACATCCGCAACAGACGCATCACAATAAATATGCGCAAGCCCACTCAACCTGAGTGGAAGGAGTATGCGATCAACAAGGGTCTCGACTATCGAGTGATTGCTACGACAAGTCAGTACCCCTCGCTGTTCGACTCATTCCTCGACTATGAGGAGGGGGGCAAGCACCACGGCAAGACGCTCAAGCTCGACAACCCTGACATCTACAACCCACGCGAGACACAAGACAGCTACGCGTCGCCTCGCACATTCGAGGCATCGTCAGACATCGTGCGCTGTATAGACATGCTGGATGCACAGACGCTACGTGCGCTGCTGTGGGGTGCGGCGGGTGTGGCTGCCGAGAAGATCCTGACAACTATAAGACTCGGTAACACGCTGCCCGACTACATGCTGGTGTGTAACGACCCCACGGGTGCGCCGTTGGTCAGCGACCCCATAGCACAGATGATACAGGTGCAGCAGTTTGTGTCACGTGTTAAGGGCAGGGACGAGGCGGCAGCAGTCACAACATACGTGACGCGCATGCCACGAGAGGAGCATAAGCAGTTGTTCATCAACCAGATCGCCAACAGCACTAAGGTGACGTATTTCTACACCGTTGAGTCATTCAACAAGATGCTGCGCGAGTACAACAAGTTTGTGAATGTTTGATCAGTAGTTCGTTGCTGTAACCACGGGACGGAATTCCGTCCCACATAACCACAAGGAGAGTTACCATGACACGTTTTAATATAGACACCTGCTCGCTACTCGTTGAGTTCAACGCATCCGTATGGACAGCACGTAAGCTCGACAAGAAAACAACCGACGAGGTTGTGACTAGCAAGAACGCTGCTGCTAAAGATGCAGCACGGGTCAACAAGCACCTGCTCGCAGGTCGCAACGAGCTGGACGTGATCCAGACTTACATTGGCAGTGTGCGTACGTTCGTGTACGAGAACACCATGCCGTGGTCTGACAATGGCTTGCGCCTGCTGCCGACGACGTTCTTCATGGAGTTCAGCAAGCGCATGAACAACAGCGAGGACACGTTCTTCAGCTACGTCGAGGACTTCATCAAGGTCTACCCGTCACTCATCACAGCGCAGGCGATGGCGCTTGGTGACATGTTCAGACGCGAGGACTACCCCACACCTGAAGAGTTACAGAATAAGTTTGCGTTCAAGGTCAACTACATGCCTGTCCCCACAGCGGGTGACTTCCGTGTGGACGTGGGCAACGACGCACAGAAAGAACTTCAGGACAAGCTCAACAAGCTCGCAGACGACCGCGTCGAGGCAGCGATGCAGGACATACGTGAACGACTCAAGACGC